CTTAATCCAGCAGAATTTAAATTTCCACCGGTGATATTACCAGTTACTGAAACTGTGGTACCTGTGTGTGTGGTAGCATTGACATTAGCACCACCTAAAATATTACCACCAGTGATATTACCAGTTGTACTGATTAATCCTGCTGTAATCAAATTACCACCAGTAATATTACCTGTGGCTGTGATCAATCCTGCTGTTGAAACATTGCCACCAACTACGTTAGCCACTGCACTTACTTGTGCTAACGAGTTTAAATTACCAGTTATGATGTTGCCAGTTACGCTCAAACTTGGCAACACACCAATTGCTGTGGCCACTACGCCAGTTAGTGCTGAACCATTGCCAATGAAATAACTGCCTGTTATGTTGCCCGAAGTGCTTACTGTGGCACCTTCTAACTGTCCAACTACAAAACTTCCATAACTGTTGACTGTGACTTTTTCGTTGGCAATACTGACATCGGTCGCAGCAAACATCTTTTTAGATGTATCATTGAAACCAACAAACGCTTGTTTTTCTGTTACATTAAAGTAAAATAAATCAGTACCACGGTCTTTGCCATCATCTAATGTCAATGGTGTATTGTTGGCATTACGGCCTAATCCAATAATTGGATCCTCAACATTAAAACTTGTTACGTTGTTGTAAGTAATGTCACCATTGACAATTAAGTTGCCACCAACTAGAACATTGCCAGTTGTGGTCATTGAGGCTGCTGACATTACTGCCACGCTGATAATATTACCACCAGTGATGTTGCCTGTAGCATTGAGTGGTGATACAACATTACCACTCAAACTCAATCCTGACGCATTCAAGTTGCCACCAGTTACGTTGCCGCTGGCGCTGACGCTGCTGCCAGTTATTGTTCCGCCACTTACACTTGTTGCTGTAACCCCGCCACTTACTGAAATACTTGGGCCAAGTATGTTGCCACCTGCTGATATTACTCCAACAGCATTCAGGTTGCCACCAGTGACATTGCCTGTGGCATTAAGGGGCGATACAACATTACCGCTTAGGCTCAACCCTGCACCATTCAACGTATTGGCACTGGTAATGTTGCCTAATGCGCTTATAGTGCCACCAGTAATGCCTGGACCAACTCTGATATCCTGGGCAATGACATTGCCTGAAGTAGAAACATTTCCACTTGTGTTGATGTTGCCACCAATCACATTGCCTGTGGCCGAAACTGTGTTGGTGGACAACAGCACACCTGAAACTGCTATGTTACCACCGGTGATGTTGCCAGTGCCTGACACTGTGCCAGTGGCAAACGCCACATTACCATTGAATGTTGCGCCATTTACATTGCCACCAGTGCTGATCACACCCGATCCTGCCAATATGTTACCGCCAGTGATGTTTCCAGTGGCACTTACAATACCAACTGTGCGAATATTGCCGCCTGAGACGTTGGCGGTTGCGCTGATATTAGCGCCAGTCAGTATGTTGCCAGTTGCACTTATGATATTACCAACAACAAGATTGCCCACACCCGGGCCATTACTGACAGTTAAATTACCAACTTGTGCATCACCATTGCCAAGTAATTTGAATATGCCAAACAGAATGTTGCCGCCAGTGATATTTCCAGTTGCACTAACAAGTCCCACTGTGCGTAAATTACCACCTGTGACATTGCCTATCAAACTGACATCACCACCAGCACTGACTGATCCTGCAGTGATGATATTACTGCCAGTGATATTACCAGTTGTGTTGACTGTGGTGCCAACTGACAGTGCTCCAGCAGTGACTAAATTGCCGCCGGTGATGTTGCCAGTGGCAGTGATCAAGCCTGTGGTGGCCAAATTGCCGCCATTGACATTGGCCAAACTGTTTACATTGCCAGTTGCAATTACCGCACCAGTAGTTATAACATTACCAGTCAACACATTGCCAGCAGCTGATACATCGCCTGACGCCAGCAATCCAATGGTCTGTATATTGCCGTTGACTGTGAGCAGGTTAGGACCTGCTGTGTCAAATCTCAATCCGGCACTGGCTCCGGCATTGCCAGCGTTGTTGTAAATGATCTGTGTGTTTGATCCTGGTACTGTCAAATTGCCTACAATGTTGCCAGCAAATGCGCCCACAAAATACCCGTCAGTTGTGATGTTGCCTGCGGAACTCACAATACCCAATGTTCTTATATTGCCACCGGTGATGTTGCCTGCTGAACTCAGCGAACTGGCACCAAATGCTCCAGACAATGCCAAATTACCACCAGCAATATTGCCTGTGGTAATGATATTTGATGTGTTGGTAGCACTGGCCAAATATGTTGCCACGTTGGCATTGCTGTAAGTAGCAGGTAGTCCTGTGAGTTGACTACCATTGCCTAATATATAACCGCCAATCACATTGCCTGTGGACGATATGTTTCCAACTTGTGCATTACCAGTCAATGTGAATACATTGCTTGTGCTGTCAAATCTAAAGGCAGCACTGGCTCCAGCATTGCCAAAGTTGTTGTAAAGAATCTGTGTGTTGACCCCAGGCACAACAAAATTACCAGTTACATTTCCAACAAAATTACCAACAAAGAAACTACTGGTAACAATATTGCCTGCAGCACTGATTTGACTGTTGGCTTTGATGTTGCCAATGCTTTGCATGTCAGTGGCACTGATTACCAATGCATTGGCAGTGGCGCCTACGCTGACTTGAACATTGCCATTAGCCACAGGAATGGCCATCTTACTAAGCCCATTCACAATGGCAGAGCCGCTGAGTTGACTGGTTCCTTGTATGGTGAAAGCTCCACCAACTGGGTTAGTCAAAACAATAGAATCAGCGTTGGCTGTGAATGTTGAATCACCAAGAGTGATTGTGTTGCCACTCAAGTAAATATTTTTAAATCTTTGTGTAGCAGTGCCTAAAGTGTATATGTTGTTGGCACCAGGAACAATATTGCCTGTGAATGCAGCGGCAGTAGGACCAAACACCACAGTGTTTGATACACCGTTTACACTGACAGTGATATTGGCACCGGCGTTTTGAATGTTTACATTGCTATTGCCATTGTTGATGTTAGACACAGAAGTAATAATACCCGACAACAATGCACCGTTGCCTAGAATATAATTGCCAGTGATATTGCCTGTGGCAGTGACTGACCCAACAGTTCTAATATTGCCACCAGTGATATTACTGGCTGCAGAAACTTGTCCCACAGTTGAAAGATTGCCAACTGCTAAATTACTTTGAATATTTGAAGAAGTTGCGCCAAATACAGCAACATTGCTGGTTCCGGCGACACTGACTGTTACATTACCGTTCGCACTGACAATTTTTACATTAGATGTGCCTGAATTTATACTGGTACCAGCAGTGGTGATACCTGTGATGCCGGATCCGTTGCCCACAAAATATGCGGCATAAACTGTGTCAATACGCTGAGTAGATGCACCAATATCATACACAGCATCAATGCTGGGCACAATTGAACTATTGGCTTGAATATTACCAATGCCATTGGCTTTGAGCACCAAGTTGTTGTTGGTACCAGTAACGGTGATGGTATTACCGGAGATAACGACATTGCTGCCAACAGGGCCAGCAGTATAAATCTCAGTAAAATTTTCGTTTACCGCGGTGAATGCATCGCGTAACGGTTCACCAGTGCCGTCATTTGCGGCAGCACCCGTGTCAATAATCTGTTGTGCCATAGATCTACAATGTCCTCTGATGTATTTACCAAAAGGACTTGTTTGCTATTTTAGGATAATCTAGTGTAGGTCAAGAATGCGCCAGATTGTATGTTGATATTTGAAGCACTGGTTTGTGCTTGAATAGCAATGTTGGCATTGCCAGCACTGTAGATAGTGCCTGTGATTCTTGCTGTTCTGGGCGTGGTACCAGTCATTGCTTGAGTAGCAGCGGCTGTGCCTGACACATTGGATGTTGAAGCAGCAAACGCTGCGGTTTGTGTAGTCTGCGCTTCAACTGTGTAATAACAAGTTCCTGCATCAAAATAAGTGCTGAATCCAGTTGTGGTGGCACCAGCAGGCAGTATGGGCATGTACGCTTCAAACTTGTAGGTATAACCGCCCAGCATAAAAAATCCCAAACTTCCAACATTGGCCATTGACGCACTAGCAAAAGCCACTGTGGTGGGTTGCCAAACTATGTTTTCTACACCAATGCCTGTGCCATAACTGTTGCCAGTTACGTTGAGGTTGGCTCCAACAATATTGCCAGAAGCAGTAACAGTACCACTACGCACGTTGCCGGTTGTGCTGAAATTTTGAGTTGCATTGAAGTTGGCAGCATTCACATTGCCGGTCACCGAAACTTGATCGTCACTGTTGATATTACCACCACGTATGTTGCCAGTTGCAGTTATACCAGCAGATCCTGCACTAACTGCACCTAGACTGATTACATTGCCGCCATTGATATTGCCAGTGGCTGTGATCAATCCTACTGTACGTAAATTTCCACCTTGTATATTACCAGTTACAGTGGCAAGACCGGCTGTGATTAAGTTAGCACCCGAAATATTAGCAGCTGACGTTGCATTGCCACTTACATAAACAGTACCAGTCACTGCCAGGGTATCCAATGGTGCCGCATTAGCAATGCCCACATTGCCTGAACTTCCAATCACTGTGATTCTAGTTGTAGGGGTCGAAGTACTGCCTGTTTGAATTTGAATGTTTGCGTTGCCGTTGGTATCCTCATACACTGCACGAATTCTTGCTGTAATTCTAGCCAATGCACCGGTATTGTCTGAAGTGTACCATTCAATAGCACCAATGTTTGAGCCCACAGATGTTACTGCAGTGTTGGCATCTTGGAATCTAATGTTTTGGTTGCTGGTCGCATTGGAACTGTAAGCAATCAACATGTTGCCATTGACAATGGATATGTTGCCAGCGCCAGCGGCGTTGGTAGCATACACGCCTCCAGTGGTATTGATATTTCCTGCATCAACGTTGCCAGCAAATGCCACTGCGCCACTGAAAGACGTGCCTGTGGGCGATACCACCATGATGTTGGCCACACCACCAGGGTTAAATGTTATATTGCCATTAATTGTTGGAATTTCAACACTGCTGGTACCATTAAAAATCTTGTCAGCATTGATATTACCAGTCAACACTGCATTGCCAGTCACAGTGAGATTGCCCACAATGTTTACATTGGTACTTTGTAGGGTGACTAAATCACCTGCATTTATGGTTTCTAGTGTGTAATCACCGCTGACACGTTTGACTGTTGACATTTAAAGGTCCTTTGTGTTATTTATGCGGTCAAGCAAGTCTGACATGGGCATGTTTTTTAAATTGGCAATGTTGTTTAATTCTGGTACACTGGCAGTGGTATCTCCCATTACACGATGGAAACTGGTATCTGGAAAATCTTTGCAAATGCTTACAATTTGTCTAATCCAATTGCCTGTGAATGTGGGCAAACTTGAACTTTTTTTGTAGAATTCTGTGTCAGCATACACGTTGTTAAACTTGTTGCTGGCAGTTGGACCCATATCAAACCCAATAAGGTATACTGCCAAGTGTTTGTCTAATGCCGCAATGGCCACAGCAATGGGTCCTGAACTAAATCCAAAATAACTTTGTGGAACAGTTCGTGCGCCCAGGCCCGGCAAGGGTTTTCGGGTGTACATAGTGTGTTCTTGTGCATATCCAGCATTCTGAATAGTTTGCGCAATTCCCCGGTCTGTGCTGATCAACACGTCTGGCGCAAATTCCCTGTACAAGGCATTGCATCCGTAGGTTTTCCCACGTTGTTTTAACTGATTTAAATCCACTGACAATCGGCTGACACCGTTGCCCAACACAAATGCTGCGCTCATAAAAAAATCCCCCCAGTATGTATCTGGAGGAATTGATCAATCAACTATTTTGATTATGCGTCGTAACGGTTGATTTGTGACAGAGTAATATTGGTCTGCGCAGTGCCTGATTTGATAGCAGTTTCACCTTGATCAAAAAAGTTGGCCAAGTAGCGAATACGTTGCACCACTGAGGCAGCATCATAGGTATTGCCGCCGGTCCAGTCCAATGCATACTTGTTGGTGAGTTTGCTCACACGAGTTGTTGCACTGTCGCCAATGTCCATGGTAATGGTCATGGTGCCAGCAGTCAATGACGCATCAGCCAAGTTGGCCAGTTGGCAAATTCCTACCAATTGTGCTGTACCAGTGCCAGATCCTGTGCCAGTAGCATAGAATACATCACCAATTGCAACGCCACTAGTTGGGCCGCCAATTGCTGCCCAGTTGGTAGTGCCAACTGTGAGAATACGATATGCCAGTCCTGCTGTGATAGAAGTCGATGCCACAGAAGTCAATGCTGCCACTTTGTATTCATAAGCACCTTTTTGTGTGATGATAAAGCCATCATCTTCTGATCCACCAGTGATGTACACACGAATTTTCACGGTGGGGTAGTCAGCACCTGTCAGGCTCATTGCTTGTCCGGGCACAGTGTTTGAACCACCAACCACGCCAAAGTATTGAGCGTTGGTATATGTGGCAGGCTTAACTGGTGCAGTCAATTGACCAAAGATTGGATATGCTGAGTCTAGCACAACTGGTTGACCAACTCCGGTGGCATTGTCACCAGAGCCAAGAGAGTATTGTTGAATTTTTAGAGGACGTCCCATTTTTGTTTCTCCTTAAAGAAGTCCGATGCGAGTTCTAGTCGCTACGCGGAGGGTTAAACCGCATAAAACGCCGTATTGCGTTGACTTTTATTTATGGACCTGTTAAAATAATATACCACACTGTATATACTGTAAATATTGCCATGGAACCAAACGAAATAATAACAGACGTTGCACATCTCATTGAAGAAGGCAATCGACTTCGCGGCGAAAATCGCCCAGACCAGGCACTCAAATGCTACATGTTGGCCATGGTACAAGATCCCAATTCTGCCGCGGCATTCAACAACTATGGCAATGTCATGCGTGAATGTGGCTTTCCCAAGCGAGGAATTCCATTTTTGCAATATGCTACCGAAATAGATCCCAACAATGTCACTGCAAAATTTAACTTGGCAGTGAGTTATTTGATCCAAGGTGACTATGCTCGTGGCTGGCCAGCATACGAAGCACGTTGGCAGTATGAACACCTGGCAGGATCATTGCCACAACATGCTCAACCTCGTTGGACTGGTCAAGATCTTCAAGGCAAAACTATTTTGGTAATTGGCGAGCAAGGGCATGGAGACAATATACAGTTTTGTAGATTCTTGTTTAATTTGCATGCCGCCGGAGCAAAGATTTTGTTCCAGGTAACAGATGGCATGATTCCATTGTTGGCTAATAATACCGGTATCATCGACTGGGTCGGTAGGTACACAGATCAGCCTCCTGAGTTTGATTACTGGGTGCCTATCATGAGCATACCCGGAGTGTTGGGAGTTACCATAGATAATCTTCCACGCCCTATCAATTACATTACTGCACAAGAATCACAAGTGAAAGAATGGTTGCAACGCATGGGTCCTAAAACACGTATGCGTGTGGGTTTCAGTTGGTCAGGCCGCAGAGACGCCTGGCTCAATCGACACAAAGGTGTGCCATTTGAAACCATGCTGGAGTTGGTCAAAAACAATCCTGAGTATGAATGGATCAACTTGCAGGTAGATGCCACAGACGAAGAGTCACAGGCCATGGCTGCGGCCGGTGTTACTATGTATCCAGGAAGTATCTCTAGTTTTGCTGAGACTGCGGCATTGATCATGTGCCTTGACGTGGTAATCTCAATAGACACTGCTGTCACACACTTAGCAGGTGCGTTGGGTCGCCCAACCTGGCTTATGTTGCAATGGTTTGCTACTGACTGGCGCTGGATGTTGGATCGTGATTCAAGCCCTTGGTATCCTACTGTGAGAATATTCCGGCAACCCTCAATGGGAGACTGGACTAGTGTTACTAAGAAGATAGCGCAATATCTAACTTGGTTTAAAGTATAGCCAACAAAAAAGGGCCTTTCGGCCCTTTTTGTTCCTTCCCATCCCTGGGTTGGATTCTCTGATTAGGAGAATGAAAGGTTAGACACAGCGATCTCACCAACATAGTCACCAGCATTGCCGAAGCTAGATGCAGTGTTTGTCAGTTCGATATAACCATAACGTGTCATGAATGACACAACTGGTTCAAATGTGCTTGGATCCAACACAACGCCTGAAGACATCAATGGGATGTATGGGCAGTAGAATGCTGGTGCGTCAGCTTCTGAAGAACCTTTATAACCGACCAATACTGATTGTGTGTCAGCAGCATAGCTGTCAACAAACACACGCATAGAGCCGTTCAATGTACCAACAAACTTGGTGTTGGTAGGTGCTTCAAATGTACCTTCTGTAGTGCGAGCAAAAGCAGAAGTTGTTGCAGATTGCAACACTGTCAGGGCAGCAGAGCTGACCACAGCGTAGTTACCAGCGCCGCGACGTGTGCGTTGAGCAATCAAGTTAGCAACGCGGTTAACCAACACAGCCAATGCGGCGTGTTCGTCACCAACGAATGTTGCTGTACCAGAAACGGTAGCTTGGTTGTATGTGAACTCAGTAGCTGCCAGTGAGCGCAAACTCAAGAGAATCTCTTGGTCGATCTCAGCGGTAATCTCTTGAGCCAATGCTGCCATGATTTCTGCTTCAACATCAATACCATGCATGGCTTGTGCGTCTTGTGCAGATTCAAATGTCCAACGGGCTTGCAACTTGCGTGTGCGAGCTTCAACAGCTTGTTTCAGGATCTGAACGCTAATTTGCTTACCGCCAGTACCTTCCATGGTGGCTGTGTTGCCGCCTGTGTAGTTAGTAGCAGTAGTTGTTCCGCTAGGAACAGTAGAGTATGCCTGAGCAATTTTGAATGGGCTCAATGCTTCTTCACCAGCTGCAACAGAAGTAGCGGCTGCTGAATTGTCTGTCAATGAGTTGGCATAACGCACACGCAGGGTGTGGATTTGGCCAACTGGACCTGTCATGGGCTGAACGCCAACCAACTCGTTAGCAATAACGGTAGGCATAACACGACGGATAACTGGCAGAATAACACGGTTAAGTGTTGCAATGTTACCAGCAGCAGTAGTACCTGCGCTTGCATTCTCTTTCAAATAGCGACGAGTGTTTTCTAGGATAACATTCATGCTATTGCGTTTGGTTCCATTAAGACCTTCTAACAGTGCCTCTTTGGTTTCGCCCCAACGACTTTCTAATAGTTCTTGTGACATTTAAGTCTCCTTGTTAAGATTAAAGACCTGCCAGGCGCTTGAGGTCAATCACGTTGCTGCGATCTTCCGACACACTGGGAACAGTAGTTTTATCACCAGTTACTGAGGTAACAGATTCTGCAATTACTTTACGGGCTTTTACAGATCTATCTTCCAACACTGCTGGTAGATACTTTTCAAAAGCATTTTTCAAACGGGGTGTTTGAACACTTTCGAGTAAATTACGCATAACTTCTTGCTTTTCCTTGTTTAAGGGACGTAGCAATTCATCCAGGGTGCTTTCGCGCTCGTTGGATTCTTTGATTATACGCAGTTCACGTTCTTTTGACTCCACCACCACTTTTGCATGTTGGGTGAGTTCAATTGCTTTACGCAATTTCTGATCTTTCTCAGCAATAACGTTATATAATTTACGGACTTCTGCCTTCTCATTGAGATGAGTGGCTCCGAATTCTGACGCATACGCTTCGAAGATTCTACGACCAAAGTTGTTCTCACGAGCAACTTTGATGTCTTCTTGTAACTGATTCAACTCAGCCTTTAGATGACGACTAACAGCTTGACTCATTTTCTGAGCAGATTCTTTTACGAAACGGCTCTTCAACTGTTCAAGTTTGCCACGTGCTTCACGTACCAGACGTACCTTTGTCTCTACGACATCGCGTTTGTCTTTGGCGAATTCTGTGATTTCACGTGCCAATGCTTGCACCACAAAGTTTTCGAGTTTTGCAACTCCTTCAGTGTGCATTTTGCGGTCTTTGCGCAATTCGCCAATTTCTTCTGCAAGTTTAGAAACCATGAAGCCGTTAAACTTCTGTGCTGATTCTTTCATCTTGTGTTGGAACTTGACGCGATCTTCCGTAAGTGCCTGCTTCTCAGCAGCCACTTGCGCAATTTCTGCGGCCAAACCTTCTGTTACCATCTTGTCTAGGGCTTCTACCATTACTGTCTTGTCATGCTCATAGCGTTGTGCAAACTCTTCTCTGAGTTCTCCACGTACCTGTTCACGGGCTTCGTTTAGTTTTGATTCCCAAGCTTCGTTGAGTTCTTGACTAACGTCTTCGTTAATTAGGCCACTATCAAGCAAGGGTTTAATTGCATCAAACATGCCTGGTTCTCCTTAGATTTTGAGATCCTGAATGAGTCTTTTAACTTCATTCTTTAGGTATCTCTGTACTTTGT